CTTATATTATTAAATAACGTTCCAAATGCAACTGTCATTTTTCTTAAAGATTCGTTATAAAAATAATTTCCAAACATTAAATTTCTCCTGGTTGACCAAAAGGATTAGTTTCCGAGAAGTCAAGTAATTGATTTGCTGAATGAGGATCAAATCCTGCAGCAGTGTCTAAATCTAAATTTTCTGAATAAGGAGATACATTTTGTATGTTTGCAGTAATTGTATTAGGATTATAATCTTCCGTCATTAAAAACTCAGGTTCTCCTGTAGTAGTTGTAGATTCTAATAACATTGAACCATCTCCACCCATCCAATCTCCACCTTCTAAAGTTACATTATATTTCATAATATCTAATGAAAATTTAGTTTCATTATTATCTATAACATTAACACCAGTATCTAGTTTTTCTGAACTGTACTGCCATCTTTGAACTCTAAGTTTATAAACTGGTAAATTACCTAATTGGAAAAAAGGTTCTTGATCTTCAACAAATAATATTTCAAAAAAACTGTTCATTAAAGGTAAAAATATAATATCACCTTCATTGGGTCTTCCTAATACTATTTGATTTCTAGGAATAACCATTTGTTGCCATGTTCTTTTAGCAACAACAAACGTTGTATCTTCTCTAATTTCTAATCCAAATTTACTTACTAATTCTCTTTGCCCTGCAAATCCTTCTGTAGTTTCAAAATACATTTCAATATTATATGCTTGATCAAATTTACTAGTAGTATCTTCTCCTAATATTAAATCGTGATTAACAAGTGTACGAGGCATATAATATACGTCTAATCCGTACATTTTTATACCTTCTATAATTAGATTTTCGTGTAATGTTTTTTCTGCTTGGCTTCCAATACCTTGGCCACCTTGAAAATAATGATTTACAGGCATAGTTTTAACCTACTAAAAATGCTGGTGGATTTTCGAATGTTTCTCTTAACTCTTTTTCTAACTTTTCAGTTTCAGCAAGGGCGTCAGTAAATATCTTTTCTCCATTTAATTTTACCCCACCTAACATTACAACACCATCAAATTTAATTAAATTTGCACCCCATTGTTGTTTAAATTTTGAAGTTACATATCTTTTTAACCACATATCATTATAAACATCAGGATATTGAGATGGATCTAATTTACGCCAACAATCTATAACAAAGAAATCATTTACTTGAATATCATAATTCCAATCCATATCAACGTACAATCTATTATCATGTTGAGTAAATCTAATAGGCTTCATACCTACCAATAATTGATCTAAAAAATCTAAATGTCTTAAAACCATATCATAACTTATCATAGATGTTGATGCAAAATCATAAAGATCATTTAAACGCAATTGATATCTTACGTCAAAAAAATTCATAGTCATTTTATTTGAAAATGGAAATATATTAACAACTGAAAGAACAGTAGGAGGCACAACTAAAAAGTTTTGTGCTTCATACCATTTTGTACTAAATCCATCTGAACTAGTAGCAGTTTCGTCTTGAGGAATAGAACTATTTAATCTAATTTTATCTTGAGCAGTTAATTGATATTTAAGATATGTTCTACGAATACCATCTGTATGATATTGTGCATATATTTGTAGCGCTTCGTCCAGTCTATCTTCTAACTGGTCATCATCTACGTTAATCTCTATAACGGGTTTACCTAATGCTCTAAGAGCATATTGTTTTAAATCTTCTCTTGTTGCTGGAATTGACATAATCTCTACTATTTATAATAATAGAGTTAGAACTTATATCTAATAGAACCAATTATTTGATTACCATAATCAGTATGAGCACCAGTATATACAGATGTTTTTTCTTTATCATGTAAATATAGACCAAATTCTAAACCTTTTCTTTTATCTGGTCTTTTATCTTTATCATCTTGCGTCATTATCTGATAAACTAGACCATAATAATTACCTGTATAACCCAGATCATCATGTTCTGTTCTGTGAGCAGTAACATATAAATTTTCATTTATACTATACAAACCACCAACGTCAAATCTTTGTTTTCCTGCAAGACCTGTGTCTTTATCGTCCCATAATTCAACACCCCAAACCAATGGAATATTCCAACGATACAAAGTACCACCTATAGACCAACCCTCTTGTGCTTTAGAAGTTGTATAATATCCTGTTGTCTTAGGAGAATCGATCCTCATATATGATACGTCAAATAAACCTAACGCATTTACAGTTAAAGATGAGTAATAGGTATTTGTTAAATTATCAAATCCTAATACAGCACCAAAAGGAACATCTTTTTTTAAACGATATGAATCAAATTCAAATTCATTGTCCCATTGAAATCCTCCAATAGCAAGAACTGCTTTTTCACCGTGATCTATTCTACTGTTAGGTTGTGTAATAATTATAGGTGCACCTATCTTAGGTGTCTTTGCAAATCCTAAACGTTGTGCATCAGTTTCTCCTAGATATAATCTATAGTAATCAGCACCTAAACCAATTTGTTTATTTACTATAGTATTATCTTTAGTATGATCTGCATCATAATATGTATCATATAAAGCTGATGCTCCAATCCAATTTAAATATTTGTTGTTTAAAGATTGTTGTATTCCTATTTGTATTTCTGCTCTGGAATCAAAACCACTATCATATGTTCTATCATCATAATATGCTTCAACGTTACCGTGAATAAACAAACCTTTAGGTAAGTCTATTTTGTTTGATTCTAATTGTGATATTCTTTTTTCTAAGTCTGATATTTTCTTCTCATCGGCCATAACAAAAGATGATAAAAACATCAAAAAAATAATAATGTATTTCATATTATTTATTTATCTTTGGAAAAAGATGGTGTTTATTAAACACTATAACATCTTCTTCATTTAAACCTAAAGATAACATAACTCTAGGTGTATGGGGGTTTTGTTGTTGATGTTCACAATAATAATTCTGTGCTGTTATAACATCTTCTCTATTAGCTTCATCTTTATGATTTACAATTTTATCTAAGTAATTGTTTAAATTACTTTCAGCCATTGTACATACTTGTTTTAATTCTTTTTCTTCTTGTATATTACCAGCGGCAATCATTCCTTTACTAAAGATTGCCTTGGCCCATTCTGGTAATTCTCTCTCTTTACTTGGTTTAAACCATTTTGTTTCATTGATAAACCAATTTGTTAAATCGTGATTTTTGTTAAGTAAAGGCGAAAAATCGTGAAAGGCTCCTGTAACTTTATTCTTTCCTGCAATTACATCAAAGCCATATATTGGTCCACCGTATGTTAATTCAGGAAATAAACAAACGTGCATCATCCAAAGACCTTTTGTTTCTCTGGCATCAACTACATCAACGTGTGCTCTTCTGATATTATCGTTTTTCCAGGTACGATTAACCCATCCCTCTTTATTAAATCGTGTCATACCTTCTTCAAAGTATTCTACACAATTTTTATTTAATATATCAATTATATTATCTTTACACTTGATAAGATTTTCCCAAATCATTCATTTCCTTAAATAGTTCCGTAGCATAATCAAAACATATCTTTGCTTCTGCTACTACGTTTACTTGATATGTGTTGTAATAATCATTAATTGATTGTCTTATTATTCTTTTTAATTCTTCTGGATTTAAAAATATAAGATATGAATTAGGTCCTGGTGTTTTTCTTCTTATCATTTGCCCACCATATAAATCACCCATATGTCTTACATAAACATGAGAAAATAACTTCTCAGGATCACTTTTAATTTCATTTAAATGATAAAGATATCGTAATGTACTATCTGTAGTATAAGGTAATTCATTTTTTTTCCAAAGACTTTTATAGTCTAATTCTAATTTAGGCGCTCGTTGTATATTAGGAAGTTCTCTAAAAAGACCATTTTCAATACAGTATATTTCTAATCTTTCATAACATAGATAAAGATTATAAAGATATATTGAATATAACTCTGGATTTATAGATCCAGACATTAATGTTTTTACAAATTCTTGATTTTCTGCGTTACGGTGTTGTTCAATTGTTTCTGTTTTGATATCCATAATATAAAGTTTTCATAAAAAATTATTAATCAGTAGGTCCGCTGTGCATCATGTATCTATGACCAGTTGTTGTTGCAGAATATGGATATCTACTATAGTTTAATGTTTGTTGGTTACCACCATCATATCCATCCCATAAAATTTTACCATTTTCATCTCTAAATGCCATTAATGGGTTAGAACCAAATCCAAAAGCGTGACAATCTACAATAGATGTTCCTGAAGGAATAAAGAATTTACGTTTTCTTTCATAGTTAAATTCATTATCGTTAAGATCCTGATCAGGAGAGTTAGGACCTGAATCTGTCCATCTATTGTTGTTACCTGAAGTGTTGGCACCTGGATCAAATCCTTGTGATTGATATCCAAAGATATTTCTTCCACCTGCCCACATAATACCATCATCATCAAATATAACTGGATCTGAATATTGATATGTTGCATCTATTCTGCTTTTGTTATGTCCTGTAACAAATTTACAACCTTTAGGTCCTTCAATAAAAGTAAATACGTTTGCTTGTCCGCCTGAGTTATACCAAGAACCTTGTCTAACTCCTGATCCTCTAGCACCTGCAGCATAGTTACCGTTGTAAGACCATACCATGTCTGAATTTTTTTGTCTAATAACACACCATTGACCAGTATCACCACCTACCCAAAACTCATCAATATCACCATTCATAAAGAAATCTAATCTTCTAAATGAACCCCACTGAATACTATCTGTAGCACCTTCAGCACCTACACCCGGAACTGATCCCGAAGTAGCATAACCACAAGACCACAACCAACCTTCGTGATCTAAAATATATGCAGTAGTAACACCTTCGTCATTTGACGTTACCATAAATTTTTTAATACCACCGTACATTCTAAAGTCAACACTAATTAAAGATGGAGTATATGCAAAATATGTTCCTGCACCATGACCTTGACCTAATTCACCGTATTGGTTTTTGCCCCAAGTCCACATCATACCTTCTTCGTCTATTGCGTACCATCTTGTTTGTCCGCAACCTACATTCCACATATCAATGATAGCTTTACCATCAAAATATTCTTGAGGTAATCTTCTTGGTCTTGTTAAATTTGTTGAATACCAACCTGATTGATCGATAACAGCGTTAATAGTAGGGTTACCTAATCCTAATTGACCTTGGTTATTATATCCCCAAACCCAAACTGATCCATCTTCCCCAAGAGCAAAACATGCACTATTACCACCTGTTTGTTGTTGACTTGAAACACCAACTTTAACCATTTTAGTTTGATTGAAAGTATTTGTAATTGTATTACCTAACCAGTCAGTTGTATCTGTAGCAGTAACTCTACTTGTAAAATATCTATCAGTTGTATCTCCAACTCCTAGATTACCTTGTCCATTATATCCTGCTGAATATACTTCACCATTATTCATTAA